TGTTCACCTTGATAAGCAATCAGGCGACCCAGAAACCACAACGTGGAATTCGGATATAGCCACCGACAAAGCAAGGCTTGAAGGTTTGATCGGGCTTCACATGGGATATGGGCAAAATGCAAAAGCGTGGGACGAAACTGCTCGGCAGATGATTCTTGAAGCAATGAGGCAAGGAATGGGTCGGTTCACCGTTCCACCTCCAATCCCTGGTAGGAGAGTGGGTCACAAGTGGTCATTCCTTACACCTTCTGCATTTTTGCAAGTTCAGTCGGGCCAGACTCAGCATGATTTGCCGTCTGACTATGGCGGAATGGCATCAATTATGACATACGCGGGAACTGACAATATTGACCATCCATCGGTCGACATTATTGGCGAGCACCAAATCAGGAAGTTATTGCAGTCTTCAACTCAAGCAAATGGTCGTCCAGCAAAAGCTGGTGTTCGACAGAAGTCTGATGTGCAGGATGGCGGCACAGGATATGAAATCATTTTCTGGCCCGTGCCGAATGGCAATTACACGCTCGAATATTCATATCGAGTTCAGCCATCGCGAGACATGTCAATTATTCACGGCGGTGATGCTCACTTTCAAACAATCTTAGAGGCGATGAAAGCGGCTGCAGACGTAATCCAGAAGCGAAAGCAACGCCCTCATGAGCAACTTTTCATGGAACGGTTGATTGCAAGCGTTCATTTTGATGAGCAGTTGGCTGCACCAAAGCAAATGGGATACAACCGTGACGGAAGTGTTCGGATGGGTTACGACATTTTCGACGACAACAGACGCTTTGGGCATGTTGAAACGGCAGTGGGATACAACGGCATCAATTATTAAAATATGCATCTGACAACGCGTCACCTACAAGGAACTGATAATGGCCAACGAATTAACACTCACCGCTACACTAAAGTTTGACAAAAGCACAAAGTCGGCAGACGTGGGTAAAACCGGTCTGCAGCTAGATGTGACCGGCGGCGACTACATCACTAAGACGCAAGTGGTAGGCACTTCGCAAGAAGCGATCGTAATCGGCGAAATCACTACTCCAGGCTACATGTTTATCCGCAACCTTGATGGAACCAACTACATCGAGATACGCGATGGCTCCAGTGGAGCTGATGTCGTGAAGGTGCGAGCTGGTGGTATTGCTTTGTTTGAGCTAGCAACTGCCACGCCTTTTGCCATTGCAAATACTGCGTCTTGCGAAGTTGAGTACACAATCATTGAAGCTTGATCAGGAATGAGTGATGCCGGATCGCGAGATTGCAATACCGTTTCCAGTTGGCGGGCTAGAGAAGCGCGCGGGCTACCAGTCCGAAACTCCGCAATTTACACCGGAATGTGTGAACGTAGTCCCAGAGGATGCTGAAGAAGGGCGATCTCGCGGAGGTAGCAGGCCCGGTACTGCCAAGCGGTATGCTACTACGATTGGTGCAAACGCTAGGCTAATTGAAGTTGTCGAAAGTGCTGTACTCAACACGGGAGCGATTGTTCGCTATTTGATTGTTGGTAGCCGAAACGGTTTGTTTATCGGAACGGCAACTAGGTATGCGTGGTCAACTGATACGCTTACCAGCTCTACTCAATGGACAAATCCAACTGATAGGTACGATGTCAACAATGACGGGAGCGTAACAACGGCTGACAGCCAAGCTATTGTTGATTATTTAGCAGCGCAAGGCTCCAGCAGCGTAAACCTCGCGTCAGCAAATCCATCCACTCCGCCCTACTACGATGTAACCGGCGATGGGCTTGTAACCGTAGCTGACGCAAATGTAATTCTCAGCAGGCTGGCATCCGCTACTTCGGGTAGTGTTGCAGCAGAGGCTTCGGGTGCAGTTGAAGTTGAATATGTAGAGTCACTGTTAGCTGTGATCGGTGTGCTGGAGACAGAAGGCGGGGCAACGCTTCAGGCCGAAGACGGCACGGATCTTGAGTTCGGATCGTATGATATTGACTTTGTCAGGCGAGGCAGTGCAGCAGGAATGGGAGGCAAGCTGTTAATTGCAGATACCGGAACATTCGAGCTTACTGGTAGCGGAAGCATCAACAGCAACATCCTTACGTCTGCCGGTATAAATTGGTCAGACAACAATGTGCTGCGAGAGGATCACGTTGTGATCGTCACGCCTGCTGCTGGATCAAATACGGAAGCTGGCACATATCGAATTGCCAGCATATCGGGTACTGACCTGACACTGGACGCAACAATCACTGCTGGAAATTGCACATTTGAGATCATCAAAGGACTTAAAATCCTCGACCCCGTTACGCAAGCCGTAAATCTTATCGTTGAGACAGCGGGTACAACGCCAGGGGGGGCAACACTTGTTGCTGTCTATCGCGACAGAGCAGTGTGGGCAAAGGATCGAGCATGGTACATGAGCCGTCAAGGCAATCACGCAGATTACAATTACGGAGCATCAGCATCGGATGTTCAGCGAGCAGTAGCAGGGACAGTAGCGGAGGCAGGACAGCCGGGGAATGCAATTATCGCTTTGGCTCCCGGCGGGGACGACTACCTTGTTCTGTTCAGTGACGAGTCAACGTGGGTGCTGCGTGGCGATCCAGCTTTCGGTGGACAGATCGATGCTGTTTCACGGACAGTTGGAGCAGTTGGACCGCACGCTTGGTGTCACGGTCCTTCTGGGGAAATCTACTTCCTCAGCAAGTCGGGCTTGTTTGCAATGCCACCGGGAGCAGGCGGCGTACCACAGCCTGTTAGCCAGCAAAAGCTGCCGCGTGATCTTAAAGATGCTGATTACGACAACCACGAAGTCAGCCTCGTTTACGATTCTGTTCAGGACGGAATCTACATTTATGCCACGCCGAGAACCCAATTGAAGGGGACTCATTATTGGTATGACTTCGGCACTCAATCGTTCTGGCCGCTTCAATTTGGAAACGATGATCACCAGCCAATTGGAGCCGTTGCTTACAGTAGCAATCCAACAAAAGAGCGGTCGGTAACAATGCTTGGAATGGATGGCTACATCCGACATTTCATCAACAATGACAGCGTAAGCAATGACGACGGAACAGCATTAAACAGCCACGTTGTGTTGGGACCATTTAATGCTTCTGGTTCAGCAGTGCTTGAGGGAATCATCTCCGAGGTTGCAGGCATCATTGACTTGGATTCAAGTGCTTCAGTGACTATGCAGATATACACCGCTGACACTGCGGAAGCGGCCAGAGATGCAGCCACCACGGCGACCAGCCCGAAATACTCGACCACATTCACGGCGGGAAGAACACGGCCAAAGCACCCAAGGGTACGAGCCAACAGCTTTTGTATTCGCTTATCGTGTGCCGGTAGATGGGCATACGAGGCGTTAAACACAAAGCTGGCCGCAGGCGGGAGGATTAGGTCATGACAAGGAATGATGACTTAGCCCCTATCGTTGCCGATGGGACCAATCCGCAGATGATTCGCAGGGCATTTGAAAGACTGAATAAGCGAGTTGATGTGCTGCGTGGAACCATTGATAGCACAACAGCTAACTTCTCGATCACCGTGACCGGCTTGCAGGTTGGCACTTTGAGTGGAGTCTTGAAGGCGAGTGGCGGCACAGTTTCTGTGGCAACCTCTGGGACGGATTATCAAGCTGCGATTACTGGTCTAACAGAAGAAACAAGCCCCGCTGGAACCAGCTTTGTTGGGCTGCATACAGGTTCAGCGTATAAAAAAACAAAGCTTACTGACATCTGGTCAGCGGGCTTTACTCAGCAGTCTCATATTGTTGACGCTGTTACCAGCCATACAGTTACCGATCCTGCCGACAGTCCCGCTTCGGCAGATGCGATCAGAGATGACTTGGTGACTAACACGATCCCATCAATTGAAAGTCAACTAAACGCTCTTGGCGTTAAAATAAACGCAGTGATAACTGCTCTCGAAAACTCAGGCATTACAGCCACATCGTAGTGAGAAAGCCATGACAAAAATAAGCCAACTCCCAGAAAGCACCTCTATTACAACTGCCGATGAATTTGTTTGCGTCACCGGAGGAGTAACAAAAAGAGCAAAGGCTTCTGTTCTTACCAGCGATGTCGCAAAGTTTGGTCAGTTCTATGAAGAGATTAGCACAACCAAATACACTGCTACGCCAAACTCGACAAGTCGCATTCTGATGAGCGATACAAGCGACATGGAGGCGTTCCGACCGCTTCGCTACACCTACAACTCCAATGTTTACTATGGGTTGGTGGCAGCGATTTCCTCCAATACGCACATTGATGTTTTAGGAGCAACCCTAAACACTGGTCAGGCTTTAACCAAGCTAGAAATTGGCACAAAGGACGCTGTTGTTCAAATGCCATTTTTCATTTCTGGAGTTTACGGAAATGGAACGGACGCAAATCTTTTGGCAAGCGATATGAACGCATATGTTCGATGGAAAGAAAGCGATGCTTATCTTGTTCAGTATGAAGTGACACACAAGACTGCTGATACCGGAGGAACACAGCCCAAAGTGCAGGTGTACTTGGGCGGGAACGCTGTCAGCACGGACAACACTAATACAGGAGTAAGCGTTCACGCTACGCCTGGAACTTGGACAGAAAGCAGTGCTATTGGAATCCACACGACGAATTACGCAATCGCTCGCAACGAAAGCATTGAAATTGGCGTGACGGCAGGAAGTAATTCAGACGCCGCCAACTTGAGCGGCAACCTCGTATTTGTCCTGAAGGGCTAGACATGTTCAAAAACGGCATTCCCCCAACAATAAACTGGTCTTCCGGCGGCGGTGGCGGCGGTGAAGTTACCTACACTATATCTGCAAGCGCAGATGATGGTCATTTTTTTACTTCGTGGGACCAAGGAAGTTCTTTCCCTGCTACTTTTAGTGGCATTAGCGGCAGTGCAACCTCAATGAACGCGCTTCGGGAAGAGGATGAAGACGACTATGTTTACACGAAAGCTTTTTTTAGATTTCAAAACATTAACATAGCCCAAGGTACAACCATTCAAAGTGCATTCTTAAAAGCTGTTTTCTTCGCCGGTTCGGGATCATCGCCGTTGAAAATAACGGGAACAGACGTAGATAATGTTTCTGCTCCAAGTGCTGCCAGTGACGGGAATACATCTTTGCACACATCTGCTGTAGTAAGTTGGTCAAATCCATCGACGCACAGCACAAATTATCAAACTTCACCTGACATAAAGACGGTGATTCAAGAGATTGTAGATCGAGGCAGTTGGGCATCAGGCAATGCGATGATGATTCAGGCTTATTACGACAGCGGAGGATATTCAAAGCAGCACCGACAGGCTCGCTCATTTGACTATAGCAGTGCTGCATACGCCGCAAAATTGGTAGTTACGACGTAGGAGATCCTGATGATTAAAACTGGAATACCCCCAATCTACGGTTGGTCGCAAAGTGGCGGAACGATCACCTTGCAAGTCAATTCAACCAATGACGACGGTCGTTTTTATTACATGACAGGAGGTGGTGGCGGTGATACTGACCTAGGAGCTAGTGAAGATTACCCAAGCAGAACCACAGGTAGTGCGATAGCAAGGGTTGATCCAACCGTGTCTGGTGATGAGTATATAAAACATAAAGCTTTTTTTAGATTTCCCGGTGTAGGCATTGCTCAAGGAGCTGTGATCCAAAGCGCATATTTACAGGTTGTAATAACTGCCTCTTCAGGAACTGGGGACATGACGGTGGTTGCTTTAGATACTGACAATGCAAGCGATTCACCTCCACTTAAAGCCAACAGCGCACGCGACAATCACACATCCGCAAGCGTAACTTGGTCGAATCCTACAGCGGATGGAACAAATCATGTAAGCAGCCCTGACATAAAAACGGTGATTCAGGAAATCGTAAATCGTTCAGGCTGGTCTTCTGGGAACGCAATTTTGATGCAAGCGGTGTTTTTGCACCAGTCAGGCGCGCACTCACGCTCATTTAATGACTACACCGCCAATACCTCTAGGGCAGCAAAGCTGGTAATAACTACCTAACCTAGCAACCTGCCCCCCTCTGCGGCTGGTCGTTTTTCGGTGGAATTCTGGGTGCGAAAGTGCAATCATGCGGTTTTGATCGCCGCACATTTGCAGAGAAATAGCTATGTCATTCAGTGATAGAGTGTATTCGCGTGACGAAGACGGAAATATACTTGGCTACTACTCCACAGCACCGAGATGGGGTGGTGGGACAATCTTCAATGGCTACATCGACGGGGAGCTGTTCACTGATCGAGAGCTATATAAGCAAGCTCTGAAAGATGGTGGCGGAGGAAATCGCCAAGCAAAAAACCTCGAAACCTTGATCCAGCAATACCAGCAGGCAATGGATGAGGCCAATGCCGCCAACCAAGCGAGGTATGAGCAGGGAATGGGGATGTACGATGACCTCATCTCTAGCAGTCAAGAGGGCTTCGACCAGCGTCTTGCTGATCTCACTCAGATGACGGACGCCGATTTGGATGCAATTATCGGTGGGTATCAGGATCGTTACGAGACAGGCATGGACATGTTGCAGGGGCGAGCGATGGACTCGATGCGTGGTCGAGATCGTCGTCGTGCGCGTGCCTTGGCTGCTGATGCCAATCCCGTTAATTTGCGAGCAAATCCTGAACTGGCGGGTGCTGTGGCTGGTTCTCTCCAGCAGGGTACTAACCGCGATTTTAACGAAGAAGATGCCGCTGCCGAGGACGCAATGAGAAGGCGGCGGTTTGCCAATTATCGTGCGATCCT